CTACTGGAAACACAGGTCCTACTGGAGTAACGGGAACCACTGGACCAACTGGTCCTACTGGGCATACAGGACCTACAGGTCCCACTGGACTAACGGGACAGACTGGACAAACCGGTCATACGGGTCAAACAGGAACTACTGGAACCACTGGTCACACTGGTCCGACTGGACAGACTGGACCCACTGGACCTACGGGTTGGACTGGAAACACGGGTCCGACGGGACCCACAGGACCGTTTGGAACAGGACCCACTGGTTATACAGGTGCAACAGGTCCCGCCGGGCAAGGTGTAATGGCGAGTTTTTCAAAATATAATAGAACAACCACTCAATCCCCATCCATCAATAGTTATATTGTATTTCCAAGTCAAGAAACGGNATATGGAGATGATGTATCAATCAATGTATCTAGTGGCGAATTTACATTACAATCCGGAAGAACCTATAGAATACGTGCAAATCCAGGATACTGTTTATTTTCAACTGCATATGGATATGCAAATTTTCAAATTTACAATGTAACTTTAGGGCAGAATGTAGGTACTCCTGTAAGTTATTTACCACAAGCAACCCCTCTTGTATTTGCATCTACTGGAACATTAGAATATATAGTAAATGTTACTATTATTACAACATTCGCTGTAAAATTAGTGGGTTCACAAGATTTAACATCTATTTCATCCACCTATTCATCTGTAAATTACCCTGCATGGTTAGACATAGAAGTGATTGGAGGTAATGCACCTGTGACAACACAAGAGGGTAGTATTTGGTATTTGAATGGAAATAATGCATATTATGGTTTAGGTAATGTAGGAATTCAAACAACGACTCCTCAAGCTACCTTGGAGGTGGTTGGAACTGCCCTTATTCGAAATCCTCGCGGAACCATTCAATTAGTCGGAAATGCATCCAATAACATGGGTGTTGGAGACAATTCTGTATTAAGTGTTATAACAAGTGGTATTCAAAATACTGCATTCGGNGTAAATACNTTGGATTTGAATACGACTGGTTCGAATAATACCGCGATTGGATATGGTTCTCTAATAAATAACACCACNGGAATAAATAATACAGCACTTGGTTACAATGCATTTGNCGCGGGTGGAATCAGTAATTCCACTGCCGTTGGGTATAATTCCAATCCAACCACAAATAATCAAGTTGTATTAGGAACCTTAAATGAAACGGTCTATATTCCCGGTAAATTGGCGGTAAATAGAACCAGTGTTACAGGTGGTAGTGGTTATACAGTAGATATCAGTGGTATTTGTGCTGCAACCAACTTTGCAATTACATCTGATTATCGTGTAAAACAAAACATACAGAATATATTGAAGGAAAAAACGATTGATGAATTGAGACCCATTGAATATGATATTGGAGGTAAACATGACATGGGTTTTATTGCACATGAAGTTCAAAATATATTCCCTTTCTTGGTGAATCATGTAAAAGATGGTGAGAACATGCAATCGATTAATTACAATGGATTTATTGCGTTGTTGGTCAAAGAAGTGAAGTCATTAAAAGCGGAATTGAAAGAAACTCGAGACAATTTGAATAAAACAACGGATACATTGGAACATGTAACTAAGTTCTTGTATGCTTTTGGATATCCTTCTCAAAGATAATGATTGTAAGGAGGTAATCCATCGATGATANAGATTCTGTTTTTTACATGGAGAACACCTCGTTCAAAATAAACGAATAATTCATGTTTGTATTATAATATACTACAAAAGTACTATATTATGAATAGTCATACTATGAATAATATAAAAAATCATTGTATAAATGCTATAGATGGTATGGATGAACAAATTACACATGAACATTGTATTAATGAGATATTAAATCGAACTTTTATTGAAAATGAAATCAAAGGATTATTGACGAATTATGAAGAGAACTGTAAAAACATTAATTTTAAAAAGGGAATTTATCTGTATGGTTCTCCTGGATGCGGTAAAACATTCTTTATAACAGCTCTATTAAAAGAATTGAATTATGATATTATAAAATATGATGCGGGAGATGTTCGCAATAAAACATTGATTGAGACAATTACCTCCAATAATATTTCTTCGCAGAATGTTCTCCACATGATGACCCGTCAAAAGAAAAAAATCGCCATTATTATGGATGAAATTGATGGGATGAATAATGGGGATAAAGGCGGTATTACCTCGCTCATTAAATTAATCCGACAGAAGAAAACGAAAAAACAGCGATTGGAACACATGACACTGAATCCGATTATCTGTATTGGAAATTATTATATTGATAAAAAAATAAAAGAGCTCATGAAGGTGTGTAATACATTTGAATTAAAACCCCCCACAGACCCTCAAATGAAATGTATCCTGCAAAAATACATTCCGTCGCTTCCAGTGGATTCCGTATACAAAAAAATCATGCAATACATTCAGGGCGACTTGCGGAAACTGGAATTTATTCACAAAATATACACGAAAAATCCGAATTTACTCAACGAAGAAACNNTGGATTCTATTTTCCACATGAAATCTTATAATGAAGATTCCAAGAAAATCACACAGAAATTGATTCGAGAACCCATTTCGATTTATGAACATAATCGTGTTATCAATGAAACCGACCGCACGATTGTGGCTCTACTCTGGCATGAAAATATTATTGATGCTTTGTCCAAGTTACCATGTGACCAGTCGATTCCATTTTATTTGAAAATTTTAGACAATATATGTTTTGCTGATTTTATTGACCGCATCACTTTTCAAAACCAAATCTGGCAGTTTAATGAAATGAGTTCTCTTATCAAGACATTTTACAATAATTATTTGTATCACAAAAAACTAAGGGAAACAAGTGCATTCGACAGTAGCAACCTTTCCGCAACCAATGTAGGTGAAGAAAACGCGATACGATTTACAAAAGTGCTTACAAAATATTCTACGGAATATAACAACATTCTGTTTATTTATAATTTGTGCCAAGAACTGGATATGGATAAGAAAGATGTGATTGCTTTTTTCCAAGAAATCCGTTTATTACACGGTGACTTTACAAGTCAGACCGATAAAATGGGAGTCATTGAACGGATATTTGAGAACTACAATATTGATAAATTAGATATCAAACGAATTTATCGATATTTAGACAAAAATGTCAAAAAAGAAGTCGCCATTTATGAGGAAGACGATTCAGTGGATGACGATTTCAATAGTGGTCTGTAGGTTTCCATCATGGTTCTATATAGTTCTTCTGTTTTTTTAACATTTTCCACATGTAGTTGCACCTCTTTTTTGAATTCTTGTATATTGTATTCTAGATTTTTTAGGCGATAATGAACTGTGCAATAACATGTGGACGTCCCATCACACCAACTCAATGGGGTAAGCGGTGAGTCGATTGTTGTATTTGATGTCGTTTCATTCTGTATAGTTAGATGGATGTTCTCATTGAATGGCTGGGTTGTCGGAGTCGTCTGCGTCATCGGAGTCATATTATCTTCTACGACGGCATCGGCAATGGGTGGTTCAACAAGAACATTCTGTAAGATATTTTCGAGGACCGCTTGTATTTTTGGGTGGATGGGTGGTTCAACGAGAACATTCTGTAAGATATCTTCGATGACCGCTTGTATTTCTGGGCGTATGCTGTCGTCTATGTCGGTTTCTTCATCAATTTCACTAATAGTATCAAGTGTATCGACTGAAGATGCAGTGGTTGAAGCCGACTCTGATGCTGCCGATGAATTTTCATATTCATCAATCATACGATGTTTGATGTTATTGTCTAACAGATTAATATTATCTTCGATTTCTTGCAATAATTCTTTTAACGACAAACACTTGTATTCCATGACGAGGTCACATGTTTCCGTTAATAGTCTTCGAAACGGAACTACCACATCATAATAATTAACGGAAGAGGAGGCGTGGGCAGATTCCTCGGTTGTTTTTCCTTTTTCTATTTTGTCATTGATTTCTTTGTATTTTTCTTGGATACATGTTCTCAAACAGGATTCAATTTCTATGAATACATAAGAATCTTCATGTGATTCAGAGATAGTATCGATTTCATCTACAATATATTTATGTAGGACGACATACAATAAACTATTGGTGATGTGTTGGGTAATACCGTATTTTTTAACACACGTTGTGCCTACTCTCATGATTTCACATGTCCGTTTGTTGTATATATACGTAAGTCGTTTCACGTTGTGACCACATATACATCTCTGGAATGTATCAGAATGACAGGAATGTATAATTTGCCAATCGTATGGGATGAGGGATGGGATGGTTGAGTTGGATGATTCAATGTTTTTTCTTTTTGTCATATATTACTTACAGAAGATTATTTATTATGTTTACAAGGATATTAAACATAATATGTTAGTTACTTTATATACAACAACATGGGAAAGGTAAAATCACACACGCCAAAATTGACTAAAAAATTTTATCCATTTGTGTCTATTTGCACACCAACCTTTAATCGCCGTCCGTTTATACCGACGATGTTTCAATGTTTTTTAAATCAAACCTATCCAAAAGACAGGATGGAATGGATTATAGTAGATGATGGAACGGACTCCATAAAAGATTTAATCGAAGCATCGGGAATTCCTCAAATCCGGTATTTTCGCGAAGAACGAAAAATGGCGCTCGGCGAGAAACGAAATTACATGCACAAATATGTGAAAGGAACCATTATTGTTTACATGGACGATGACGATTATTACCCACCGGAACGCGTGAGCCATGCAGTAGATAAATTGATGGAAAATCGCGAGGCAATGTGTGCGGGTTCTAGTGAAATTTACGTGTATTTCAAACACATACAAAAAATGTATCAGTCGGGACCCTATTCTCCGACCCATGCAACTGCCGGAACATTTGCCTTTCGAACAACCATGTTAAAAGACTGTGCATATGAAGACCATGCGGCACTCGCAGAAGAACGTGTTTTCTTGAAAAATTATACAGTTCCTTTTGTTCAATTGGACCCATTAAAAACGATTTTGGTGTTCTCCCATGAACACAATACATTTGATAAACGTAAATTGTTGGAGAACCCACACCCGGATTTTTTAAAAGAATCCCCCAAAACAGTGGATATGTTTATCCGACAGGCTAAAGAAGCTTCCATCAAGAACTTTTTCATGAACGACATTGATGCATTGTTGAAAGATTATGAACCAGGAGAACCTAAAATGAAACCCGATGTGTTGGAACAAATCAAACAAATCGAAGCAGACCGTCAGAAACAAATGCAACAAGGACCGAATGGTGGTCAACTCATGATTAATGAAGAAGGCAAACCACCCCGACCGATTTCGAATGACCAAATTATTACCATCGTGAATCAACAACTTCAGCAAATCAAATTCCTTACAGAAAGAAATCAGTTTTTGGAATCAGTTGTTCAAGGAATGCAGGCACAATCTGGTCCCATCGGTCCGGCACTTCCCCCACTGTCCGATACGACGACCCCTACACAAAATCCTTTGTTTGTAGAAACCCTTTTGAAACGCATTGAAGACCTGGAACAAAAATTAGCGAGTGCAACTAAAGCATCAGCGAGTCCATCCGTAAGCCCATCTGTGAGCCCATCCGCCGCAGCAGAAGAACCCATCCATATTCCACTGTAATACCACCTTACTGAGTTGTTTTCTTTTACCATTCATAATGTTATAAGAAAACAGATTATTTCTTAGAAAAAAGGTTACTAATTCCAGTTGCAAGTGATTTTGCACCATTCAATGCACCCTCACCTAATGCTTTTGCACCATTCAATGCACCCTCACCTAATGCTTTTGCACCATTCAATGCACCCTCACCTAATGCTTTTGAAACATACAATGCATCCTCACCTAATGATTTTGCACCCTCACCTAATTTGGATGGAGTCTTGTATGCAACCTCCTTTAATTTGGATGCACCATCTTTTGTTTGAGCATACTTGGATGCAAGTAAATCTTTCACATTCGTGAGACCGCTTCCTATGGTCGATTCAACATTTGCCGTTTTGTCTTCCAAAAATGATTTTGCACTCTTCATTTTATCCCCGAAAAAATTTACCATGGACCCAAAACTTTTTTGTAATCCGGATGGTGTTTTATTTTCGATTTCTTTTTTTCTTTTATCCATATATTCATTGATAATAACCTCATTGTATTTATCGCTTGCAATAAAAATATTAAACATACTATTGCTAGTATCCTTTTCATATTTATCTTTACAATTAAACATATTAAACTGTTTGGAATTATCATATCGCATATAATCATCATCTAGTTTGGGTTTTATTATTTTATATTTATATGCACTCCATACCACAATACCCACAATAAAAAACAAAAAGAACATCGAGATTACTGTAGTTATTTCATTCGAATCAATACGTTTCAAAATGGTTGTTAGAGATATAATGAGAACCAAAATTGCAATAAATTCATACAAATAGAAGAATACAAACCAGAAAACTGATTTTATCATGAACATTATTGTGTTTGACGATTCACTATATAATTTCGTATATATCGACCGATTTATTAATTCGATTTTGTCAAACATGGATACATCTGCAGTTGAATTGTTGTATATTCCGACAAACATATTGTATATAAAATACAATATAACAATGGTTATTGACAAAGGAATCAATTTAACTACAATAAAGCCTTTTAAAAACCAATAAAACAACATATACAAAAATTTGAGTATACCAACCAATGGATTTGTGGTATTAGTTACCCAAAACAACCAACTATTTTCATAATCTTCCTTGTAATCTGAATCTATAACACCATCCTTGTAATCTGAATCTATAACACCATCCTTGTAATCTGAATCATTAAACATGGATTTTATTGAAACACCCCCAATATGATGAATCATTGTTTCTGTAAAAAATAGAATCGTAATCATAAATACATAGGCTGCAATACCTCCTTTCTTTAAAATACTTTCAATATCCTCGGTTTTATTAACTTGTAATTGGTCCATTCGTAGTCCTGTTACAGATTCATTCAATTTATCAAAGTCTAATCCAATAATGTGGTTGAAAATAGACAATACATAATTGTAGTTACCTTCTTCATTCTTGGAAAAATCATAAATTAAATAGTTGTAAAAGAAAATAATACAGGCAAACAAAAATATATATGGAAACTCATCTTTTGGAACAATTGCATTTGCGGATAATAATGAGAATTCATTACGAAATATAGCCTTGAGTGAATTGAATGATGTATATAAGAATTTTACTGGTTTGAAGAAAAGTTCAAACAACAAATCGAGTTTGTGTCTCTCATAATAATGAAAGTAAGATTCTACATCGGGAAATACGGGGGTTGTGCATTTATCAGAAGTATTCTTGTAATCTGTATCGCCAGTTGTTTCGTTATATGTTTTTACAGATTCAGTGCAGTCTTTAAAGAAAAACAAATAATAAAAGTTATAGGCAATATAAATAGTTACAGGAGCTAATAGAATCTTGTATAATTCCTCTTTGATGGTTTTTGCATACCTCTTGATTTTCTTTTTCTTTCTTTCCTGTTCTTTTTCGCATTCCGTCAATTCTTCTGTATAATATGTTTTCATGTCAGATTCGACTTCAAAGGGTGGTTCCGGCAACAAAATATAGTCGATTAATACATTTTCGTTATCATCCGGTGAAATACCCACTGGATAACTATCTTTAGGGTTCATTTCATCGAATGATAACAGCATGTAATTATACTTATAAAAAATCTGCATATCAATATCGTCATCTGAATCGAAATTATCATCCAACAACGTATACAAATAATGCAACTTTGATGTTGAGTCCAATAAAATCTCTTCAAACAAGGTTTTGTAAATTTCATTCATTTTTTTTCTTCCAAATTCGAAATATTTATTTGTCATTCCATTGTAGACGTTATCAGCATTCGTATCATCTTGATTTAACAATATAAAAAAAATATGATTAAATAGAGCCAAATGATATTCGTTGAAAAACACTCCATACATGCGATAAAATTGGAATTCCAAATAGTTTAATAAATTTGCATACACGGTTCCGATTCTGGATTTCAATATATTATCTTTGTAAGACCCAGTTTTTTCCTTTTTTACGAGAATGGATGTGTAATGTGTGAGAACATCCTCCAGAAAACTTTGTATTGGGACAGTTTTCGTACCAGCCGGAAAATCAATGGAAAATGCGTAGTTCGGATCCTGTGTCCGTGCATTATCGAGTGAGGGTGAATTAGGGGGCGCTGTATTATTTAACAGGTCGAAATATTCATTCTTGAATGTATAATACGAAATCGGTTCTTTATTGTATATTTTGAATCGAGCCGTATTTTTATAATATTTTTGATAATCCGCCATAGTATTTTGGTAAGTGGTTTTTGTTGTGTGGGTAGACGCCGTTTTTATTTTGAGTATGTTGGATTGAACTTCTGGTAAATTCAACTGGTTATCGAAATAATTATTGAATTGAAATAGTTCAGTGTCGTTTATTCTTCGTTTTAGTTTTGTTTCGCGTTCATTTAGTTGGGATACATAGTATTCAACCACCTTGTTGTAAATATTATTATCTGTAATAAACTCCGGGTGATTTTTTTTAAAAGAATCCACTGTTCTTTTCAAATACGGAGTATCTTGCACGGAAAATGCTTCTTGCATGGTCGTAAACAATTCAGAACCGTAACCTTTAATCCACCAAAAACCAGAAAATGCTTTATCCTTTGTCTGTTTTTCCAAGACATTTTCTTCTTCACACCCTTTATCTGTCATAAGCAACATTCCATACAACAACGAAAAAATAGTCTCCTCAATCGATTCATCTAATTTCTCCACTGGATTTTGATATAATAATTTAAATTTATCTTTTAGAAAATCACTGATTCCAGAGAGCCCCTTTAATTTGATATACCGCTTACATTGCTCAAAATAATCGTCGCCCATTATATCGAAACCTTCTGTCACCTCTTCAGTGAACTCTTTGGTAACCGATGGGTCGCTAGAGGGCACTTTCGGATGCAATACTTCAAACATGGGTATATTCTTGAAATTTTCAGGAGGAGAAGGAGGCGAAGTTATCGGAATCCCACTCTTATGAGTTATATTGTTTGTCTCTTTATTTCTCCATGTTGAACTCATGAATATTATATATTTATTATAACAGTATATAATATTCTTCTATTATCTTGCGTATAACATACCGCAATTTCCACCCATAAATGACAATACGTTATATCTTTCTTCAAACACTTTCATATTATAATTGTATTCAAACAGACGCCAATTCAACTTGGAAGTTCCAATCGGGTTCCCATTCGCATCACAAATGATATTGTAAGACATATTTTGCACATCAAATGGTGGTACATGTGTGCTCACTTCTAATTCAATAATTCTGAATTTACTTAAATTGATGGCACCCGAGGGTTGATATTCAAAAGGGTCTGTATTCAAACAAAAATTATAACAATATAATCCGTCTTTTGCGGAACCCTTTGTTCTCACATATTTTTCCACATAATTGAAAACTCCGGATTCCAATACATTTTCGCGATAATCGCCATTAAACACGATTGCCATTGTTTCTAAAATTTCTTTTTGATTTTCAGGTGCTAAATTGCCTGTAATAAATATACCTGGGTTTACGATTCGACTACCGGGTGGATTGGTTCGGGGTCCAGGAGCGGGAGCTAATACAATATCCGATGGGAGAGTATGGTAGGGCCAGTTCGTATAATTGGACCATTCGTTTCTCATATTTACATCATTTCTCTGTAAGTAAATCATCCAGCTGGATACCATACCAGAAGAGGTTAATTTNACCTTTTGTGTGCCCGTGATATTATTAAATGTGTATTCAAAAACGTCTTTTACTAAATACACTTGGTCTTCTGCTGCAAACTGGCGTGATTCTTCACCGCTGAGAAAACAATAGGTTGATAACAAATGAATATCCGCATTCCATATGTTTGTCAAATTGGGGTATGCATTCGGCACCGTTAAATCCGGTGGAGGTGTTTGTAGGAACTGATACATATTGAATTGCGGTAAATTGAAATCGGGTTGGATATAGGGGTAATTGTTGGGACTGTCAAACACATCCCTTACTTGGAATAGCTCTTGAATGGGTCGCATCGTGACATTAATATACAATTCATTATATTGCAAGGCTATCATCGGGAAGGCGCATCGACTATCCAGTGTAAACCATGTATTCATTGGAATGTATAGTTTTCTTCCGCGAATAGAGGGTTCTGCACCAGGTCCGGAGGTGGTATAATAAGCCGATGGATATGTGTTTTCTCGAGTGAAAGCGTTGGCTGGGTCATACAGTTCGATTGTGTTTCCCGTCATTTTATCGAATAGTTCCTTTTTTTCTGCTGAAAAATCGCGTTCCACCATAGCGCGTAAATATTCCCCGCTATATCGTTGGATGGTTTGAGACCCACAGGTGATTGTAATTTCTAAAATCATGTTGGTTCCCAGTTCTCGTATCCAGCGGAAATCGTAGGCAGCCCACATATTACCGGTTTCTGGGCAGGGATTATAAATGGGGGACCATATAGTTGGGATATTGAGAACAAGGTAAGTGTCCATTAATAATTCAGCATATCGGGGCATTTTGAATGAAAATACAGAAGGTTCTGTTAGGCGTAGGTCTCTCGCCCCATCGTAATCAATGCGAAACTTTTGTAATCCGAAATTGGTATATTTAGAATAAGTGACCTTGAAAAATGTCTTTGTTGGGTTTCCTGTTAATATGATATTATTGTTTCCTGTAGATATTAAATTTAATATTCCACCAGCCATATGTTATATTATAATATACTTATAATATAATTTTATTTTGTTTTGTTTCGATTTATTGTTTCGGTTATCGGCTTCCGGTGGTATTTCTCGTGTTTTTATTTTCAAGTGTTATATTATAATCGAACTTAATATACATGAAGAATATTTTACAAAAAATCATATTGGTTCTCATTTTTTGTATGTTTTTATATATTTTATTTAGACTCCTTAAAAAACGTGTCGAGCTTATCAGTGAAACCGAAGGATTTTCTGCATACACCAATAAAAATGTAATTGCGATTGAGAATGCAAATAAACTCCCATTGGCTCTGACGCGCGTGTCTCCTGCGAATCAGAAAAAAACACTGGATTCATTTGTAATCAAGAGTTCATTTGATTCCGCCTATGATGGAGAATCTGTTTCCACGGATATGGTCATATATGTATTGAGTCGCGGATATCGTTTCTTGGACTTTGAAGTATTTTATGCATTGCCGACCCCGAAAGAGGGGGAAACCCCATCCAATGTACCTAAAGCTGTTGTTGGATGTTCAACCCAAGGTGCGTTTCCATCCTCTTCCAATAATGCTGTATTATTTAGTGAAATATTAGATACAGTGTTGCAAAATGCATTTAAACATCCAGTTCCGAATTTGGAAGACCCTCTCTTTATACAAATTCGTCCAATGTATCAATTGTTCTCTGTGAATGATTCCGACGAAACCAAATTATCCAAACGCGGAAAAAACAATGCATTAAATCGAGAAATTGAACAGGCACTAGACATATTGAAACCTGTTAGATATAATGGGGGAGCAATTACACCAAAAACTACTCTGGAAAAAATCATGGGGAAGGTAGTGATTATTATGGATAAAAATAGCAATGGCATGAATCAAAAAACAGGTGCATTGTCTTCCAAAATACATATTGACCCCTATACAAAAGGAATGCAAATCATAGATTATGGTAATTTACCGGGACCCTCTTCTTCTGAACAAATGATTACAGAAGTGGCTCAATTTGATTCTAAACATGTGTTGTTGACAAACAATGTGGATATATTAAAAACCGTTCAAGACCGGGTCCCCTTTCATATATTGCCGATGATGGCGTGGATGTCGTCTTATTTAAATGGCATACAATCGTTGGGTGTATCCAATTTGGGTGCATATGAAATGACGTTTAATGATGCTGGTGGAACTTCCTTTTTATTGATGCCTGAATTGAATTCTTATGCGGCATCCAATGGACCGACGATTAATGTAGATAAAATCTCTGTATAAGGAGCGAATCAATACGAATCACCACGAATAACAATATATAATGTAAATATATACTGTTATATAGACATGAAACATTCCCGTAATACAAAACATATCAAAAGACATTCCACAAAACAAAAATATAATACACCGTTATGTGATGACAAAATGTCATTTGAAGACTGTGAATTGGCAATATTGCGACATGCGGTAGATGAAACCGATATTTTACAGAAACAAAAAATCGCGAATAGTGACGATGTCAAACAGATGATTCAGATTTTAGAGAATTTTTTAATTCGCAAAAAGCTCATTTGTTATGGAGGAACGGCGATTAATAACATATTACCAAAATACGCACAATTTTATGACCGGGATATTGAAGTGCCGGATTATGACTTTTTCTCACAGAATGCTTTAGAGGATGCAAAAGAACTGTCGGACATCTTTTATGCCGCGGGATATTTAGAAACAGAAGCCAAATCGGGTGTCCATAAAGGAACATACAAGGTGTTTGTCAATTACATTCCTATGGCAGATATTACACAATTACATTCGGATATATATAGGTCGATTGGTAAAGATACGATTACGATTGCTGGTATTCGATATTGTCCGCCGAATTATTTGCGCATGTCCATGTATTTGGAATTGTCGCGACCTGCGGGGGATGTGTCTCGTTGGGAAAAGGTTCTCAAACGATTAACTTTGTTGAATAAATATTATCCATTGGTTCCTCCGTTTGATTGCCATACCGTAGATTTTCAGCGGGATGTGGAGACATTGGATGCATCCGATTCAGAACGCGTGTATTTCAGCGTGCGCGATTCCTTTATTGAACAGGGAGTGGTGTTTTTTGGTGGGTATGCGAGTTCGTTGTATTCCAAATACATGGATGCTGCCCAACAGAAATTAATACGACAGATACCAGATTTTGATGTGTTGGCAGAAGACCCGGAGAGGTCTGCTTTAATAATTAAAGAGCGGTTGGAAGAAATTGGATTCAAAACGGTTCAAACAGTAAANCACGNTTCNTTGGATGACGTGATACCCGAACATATTGAGGTGCGTATTGGAAAAGAAACCGTCGCATTTATATTCAANCCGATTGCGTGTCACAATTACAATACCATACAAATCGGAAACAAGGAAATCAATGTGGCAACAATAGATACCATGTTGAGTTTCTATTTGGCGTTTATTTATGCAGACAAGGAATATTTTGACAGCAATCGTATTTTGTGTATGGCGAAGTTCTTGTTTGAGGTCGAACAAAAGAATCGGTTGGAACAGCGGGGTTTACTGAAACGATTCAGTATATCCTGTTATGGAAAACAGCCGACATTGGAATCGATTCGTGCAGAAAAGGCGGAAAAATTCAAGGAATTGATGCATAAACGGAATAGTGCGGAATGGAATGCATGGTTTTTCAAATATTCGCCGGGGGCTGCAGTAGGTGCAGNGGTNGGGAAAAAACGAGGAAAATCGGTTACACGAAAGAGTCTGGTTGAAATGGACAGTTCTGTGAATTCACGAAAGAAGACACAAAAGAAATACAAAAGCATCGAAAAACAAGAGAACCAGGTGAACCA